TCTTATACACACATCATTCGCAATGTGTATGCTAACCCATCAAAAATCTTTGATGAAATGATGGATATTCAAGAAATTGTTGATTGTGCAAGTGATATTACTGCACTCTATGATGAGTTGATTGCATTTAACGCAGAACATGCACAAATGACCGATCCTTCAAAATATGATCATTATGAGCACAAGAAAGCACTTTGGCTTGCACTCATGAGTGTGAACATCCTTGAAGGTGTTCGCTTCTATGTTTCATTCGCTTGTAGTTGGGCATTTGCTGAATTAAAAAAGATGGAAGGCAATGCAAAGATTATTAAGTTGATTGCTCGTGATGAAAATCTGCATCTTGCTGGTACACAAACGCTGCTAAAACTTCTACCAAAAGATGATCCTGATTATGCCAAGATTGAAACGGAATGTCGTGATGCGGCTATCAAACTATTTGATGATGCGGTCAAGCAAGAAAAAGCATGGGCGCAATACCTGTTTAAAGATGGCTCTATGATTGGTTTGAACTATCAGTTACTTGCTGAGTATGTTGAGTTTATTGCTAACAAGCGCATGCAAGCAGTTGGTCTTGGTCAACCTTATGCTACAAAAACAAATCCACTGCCTTGGACCCAAAAGTGGATTGCTGGCGCAGATGTTCAAGTTGCTCCACAAGAAACAGAAATTTCATCTTATGTTATCGGTGGCACTGTGCAAGATGTAGATAGCAACTCATTCAACGGATTTAGTTTATAAAGAGGAATAATCAATGATTACATTATATACAAAAGATAACTGCCCATATTGTGATGGCGCAAAGCACTTACTCAGCAGTTGGGGCGAAGAATATGTAGAAGTTCATATCAACGATGACGGCGTTCGTGATTGGTTGGTAGCCGAAGGTCACAAGACTGTGCCGCAGATTTACTTCAACGACAAACTTTTAGTAGAGGGTGGTTATAGTGGACTAAGTAAATTGTCTATCAACGAATTACAGGAAAGAAAGAATGCTAATCAATAAGACTGACAAGAATACTGTCTATACCTTTAAGACTGTCACTGGCGAAGAAATCATTAGTCGTGTAAGTGAAGAAAATGCAACTACCTATACACTCCTAAAGCCGTTAGTTATGATTGTTACTCCACAAGGTGGATTTGGATTAGCCCCAGCAATCTATAGTGTTGGACCCTCAGATACGATTGTGTTAAATAAAAGAGCAGTTGTTCTTTCTGGTAAAACTGAAAGCGATATTGCCACTCAGTATCTTTCTAAAACGACAGGACTGACGTTGGCTACTGCCTAAAGGAGAGTCAATGCCTATTCCAGCAAAATTTGGAACTTTTAACAGCGGTGGTGGAGTATCATTTCAAGGTGATCCCACTGTCATCATGAACGGCAGACCATCAAGCCGTTTTGGTGACATGGTTACTCCGCATCCACATTTGCATCCTGCTAATCCTATTGTTTTAGGTAGTGCCACTGTTCTTGTAGGATTAAGACCGCAAGGTTTCTTAGGCAGTCCAGACGCATGTCGTCACGTTATGTTGCCAGTTGAAGCAGATGTGTTAGTAGGTTTAGCCTAATGACTGTTGGATTTTTTCTCGCTGGCAGTGGAACTATCAGAACATTTGGCACAAATGCCAATGTTATTGGTAGTGGTACTACTTTTACAAATTATAAACCAGGTAGTATTATTGCCAACGTTAGTAATGTGTTCATTGGTTATGTTGCTTATGTAACAAGTAATACTGCTATAACTATGCGAACAACTGCTAATCTTGTTGTTAACGGCGCAAGTTATAAAGTAGCCGCATTTACACCAAATACAGTAGCCTACAGTTATAATTGTATTGGAAATATTACAGCAAGCAATATTACCAACATGGTATTTGGAAATAATACTGCATTTATTTCAAATTTAAAATATGGTGATTCAATATATCAACCAAATAGTGCAACAAACAGTGCTAATCTATATCTTGGCACAGTAGAAATGGTTATAGATAATAATGTTCTACTACTAAACAGTAATAGTGCTGCAAATGTATCTAATACTGTATTTTACAAACAATCACCTGTTGTGTACAGCACTACTGGATATGGAACATCATACAGCGATGTTAATATTAACCCTAAGTTGCATCAAATTAATAGTAATTTATTTGCGTGGGCTACTAGTGGTTTAATACCTGGTGCAAGTTTTGTTCACAAATATCATCCACCAATTCGTGATAGCGTAACTGGACAACTTGTTGATTTACCAGCAAGCGTGTTTACAAATACAACCACTCGTGCAAATGTTTACCTTGATCCTAATTTAGCACCAACTAAGACTACAAATGCAGCACTATTAAACACATATGTATATGGCAATGCTGGCTTAAATATCTCAGGTGATTTCTTTAACGTTGGTGATTTTGATACGGAGCATCGTGCATTTGGTACAGATATAACAAATGTTCGCAATAGTTTATACAATGCTGATTTTATAAAAAACCTTGCAGACAGTAATAAACAATCTTATGCTAACAATGCAAACACAGTTATTGCTAATAGCAGAGTTTATCAATTTGCAACGGCGATAGGTGCAAGCATACCACGAGTTACAGATTACTATGGCGATGCTACGCAGTATTTAAATCAAAAATCTGCACTAGACACATTAAAAGACAGCAATAATAATAATTTAGGTATTAATCAGGATAAAAATCTAAGACTACCGCCATTAAAATTAAAGAAACTCAGCGCAACGGGTGCTCCTATTGCCATACCAGGTTTGTTAAATGCGAAAGTTGAAAGCGATGAACCTGTGGATGCACCATTTACGCCTATAGTCTATACGGTACAGAAAAACTAGGAATAAACAAAGATGGCATATAATGCAAATTTTGGTGCAAAAGTTGATGCAGCCTTTCAAGCAAAAGGATTGCCCGTTGGTGCTGGTGCTGCGCTACTCGGTGTAGAAAATCCAAGTGGTGATCCCAATGCTACTAGCACTACTGGTATTACTGGTCCACTACAACAGACCAATGGATTTATGGCACAATGGAATCCTGGCGGCAACACTAGAAATCCAGATGACAACATTGCTGCTGCTAGTAACTTTTTTGCTGCACAGCAAGCCGCAGGGTATACACCATCCGAAGCCTATGTGATTTATCAACAAGGACCAGGTGGCGCACATGCACTCTTTAATGCTGATCCAAATACGCCTATTAGTTCGCTGTCGCCAACTATTCAACGCAATCTAATAGTTAATGGTTGTGATCCAAATGGCACAACTGGTGATGCACTTAACCATATTCAAGGTCAATATGCTGGCGGTGCTGGTCTTGCTAAGAATGCAGGATTAGATACAGGTGGCGTTCCAACATCTAATCGTACACCACCAAAGGGAAATGGTGCAGTAGAAGGAACAAATAGTGGTGGAACTAGCTTTGGCGGTGCAGGTTGTGCTGCTGCTGGTTTATCACCTGCTGGGTTGATGGCAATGGCTGCAGCCGCTGCTGGCGGTGCATTAGGAATGAATAGCATTCTTGATGCCGTAACAAAGGCAGTCGGCGCAAGTCCAATTACAGGTTTAATGTCTACTGTAATGAGTGGTGGCGGTAACATAGTTAATGCTGCACTGAATGCAGCCGGTGGTGGTATTAGTAATGTAATTAGCAGTACAGTCGGTAACTTTGCCGGTGGTGCTGGTGGACTGATATCAAATGCACTGAATAGTATTAGTGGTGGTGCCTTTCAAGCATTAAGTTCTATAGGTTCTAACATTTTGCCAAGTTTAACTGGTGTTCTGCCAGGTGGTATTAATGGTTTACTCAACAGCGCAATCGTTGGTGGTCTACAAGGCGGAGTTAACGGCATGTTAAATGGCGTTGTAGGCAATGTTACCTATGGCGTTGTAGGTAATTTATTAGGTCCACTAAATGGTGTGTTAAAAGATAGCCCATTTCCAAATGCTATTCAGCAATTTGGTGCTGCTGGCGGTCTTAATGGTATGATTCAAACCGTTGCACAAAATATGGTTGGCGGCGGTAGCGGAAACATGAATAACTTTGTCAATAACATTGGTATGGCAAGTGCTTATAGTGGTATTGCAAACAATGTTGTTGGCGCTACTGCCGAAGCCGTTGCACAACAGTTTGGCAATGGCATAAATGGTCTTGGTGCTAATATAAGAAATAATAATGATCTTATAAGTTATGGTTTAACATCTATTACCAGAAATGTCGGCGGTGCTTCAAGTGATATGTTAGGTCTAGGCAACATGGACACCTCATCGCTGCTACGTTTACAACAACCCGCTAATGTCGCTAATCAAATACTAAATGCAGGATTAGGCGGTGTTACTGGATTGACAAGTGGTCTTGTAAGTGCAGGTCTACCTGTTGCTGGCATTGATAATCCACTACATGACGCACCAGTTAAAGCCATACTTAATTCAATTACTGATACAAATGCTATTGGCGCAGTGAGTGCACATTTTAATATTACCAAGCCACTACAAAATCTTGGACAGCTAACAGATTTTTCTCATATGTGTCCTAACCTAGCACAAAGTAGCCCAAGTCAAAGTTTCAGTGATCTTGGACAACATTTCATTTCTCTAGGCATGACCAGAGGCAAGACATTTAGTGATTATGGCACTGCATTTTCCAAGGTTGATCCTGGTCTTAATTTACAATATATAAGTCAAAACCCAACTCCTATTACTTCTACTGCAGCAAACAGTCTTATGCAAACATTTGGTTATGGTGGCGGAACGCTAGGTGAAATCACTACTGCAGACTTTATTGGAACTGCTGGTGGGTATGTGCACAATGACACGCTTCCATATATCATTGATGCAAATACTGTAATTGCCGCAAGACCAGAAGGAGTGGAATTAACTCGTCTCATTGGTGTTCTACAGTCGCTAATTAGTGGAACTTACTATGTGCCAGGTTCACCGGCTGATTCAAATAGTGGTTCACCAGCAGTTGCAGATG